TAAAACTCCCGCAGTTTGTACAGTAAGATTTGGAGGTTGCGAGTAGTTATAAATATAAGCGGATAAGCCGTCAACGATACAAATTTGGCGATTTAGATTTTCATCGATAAATACTTCACCGACGCTAGTATTAATAGTGCCGATAAGAGTTGGGGTGAGGGTGGTGTTTAAGGAATAAACCCGCGCATTCACTACAACGATAATTAGATTTCCGCGAACGCTATGGAATATGCCCCTGCCTGATCCGCTTGGCAACAAATCATAGACGCGTTTATAACCGGCAAAGTTTACTAGCGTGTTGTCGCTAATAAACATATTCCACGTTTGTTCGCTGGAGATGTTTTGGTAGCGCCCAAAAGTAGAGCTGCCCACTATATTTACCGGGAGTGGTGTGGCGTTATTACTGACGCGCCTCAAGGTACAGACCAGCCTTTTCCGATATTTACCTGAGCCCAGTTAACGCTTGTTCGTCCCGCCAAGGTGCTGGTTTTTTTCATTCGCAGGTCCATTGGGGCGCTACGTTTTGAGATCATCTGTTCGTAGCGAAGTAGTTCTTCTTCGGCCTGTTCTGGAAAGACAATATTAAATAATATACAAATCTTTAAGGCTAAGCGGTACTTTAAGTAGCTGATATAGAAAACCGGCAGGCTGAGCAGCAGGTCTTGGTTTATTGTTACGCTTGATAAACTAAACAGGCCGGTAATAGTTAAAGGATAAGCCTGGTCAGGTAGAAAGTATAGGTAGATATCTGCCCCGGTTAAAGTCTTTTCAGAGCGCCAGTTGAATGGCAGTGAATTAATATTATTAGCTCTGCCGGTGCCGAAATATTCATCGTGGCCATTTTCCCGCATAGCGTAGCGCACGGTATTTAAAACAAAGGTAAGGGTTTCGGCTTTTACTAGGCCGGGAATGCCGTATTTTTCTTGGCCAATGACTGCATTGAAAGTGTAGCTGTTGGTATAGAATGGGATCATGCCCGCTTCTATAGTTTTGTCTGCTAAAGTCTCGTTTAATAAATCTAGACCATCGTTTAATTGAGAGCCGGACACAGTTTGAAAATCACGTGAGACGATTCCGGTTGTGTAGTATGCGTCGCTTATGAGTTTTATAACTGTGTACGGCATTATCTATTCCTTACAATTGATCAACATAAGCAATAGTCGATAAAGCTACAGTGGTTCCTGTCACTTTATAGTCTACGCTAGCTGCTACGTTACAAGGGCATCGAACAACGCTAGTATGCAGAACCGCAGCAACATCACCGCTGATAATTATTTGTCCGTTTGTTGAAGTAACACCGGTCGCTTTTAAATTAAGGGTGTTAGATGCAGCAGTAGGAGTAAAGGCGGTCAGCATAATGATGTCGGTGGCTTGAGGGGGCACGGAGCCGCTAAAGTCAGCTGCAGCGAAAGTTGAAGAAGAGCCATTTGTGATAGTAGAAGCAATGATAGTGCTATACCACATTTCTCTGTCTAGACCATTTCCGCGTTGTAGGAATGGAAGAATATGCGCGCTGCCGTCGGTTAGCACATAACCAATTCTACGGAACATATCGTATCCGGCGGGTAGTGTTGGAGCTGTTGCACTTAAAGAGTACAAGCCACAACTTGCGTTGTAACCGGTAGAGTCTCCAACTACAAACACAGAATAGAAAGTGCTGTTAGCAACAGTGCCGGTATCTAAACCGTTAGCGCCATTGACTGCTGTGCTTACTGCAAGAGCAGCGCTGACAACGATGTCATTGATGTTGGTGGAGTTACGAGCTTGACCGGCCGCAATAGCGGTAACGGTAGTGCTAGTGTTGGTTAGCTGTAACTTTTGAATATACAAGTTACCGAGATTGACCATTGGGATTGTTGGGATCGTCATATTAAGTTCCTTTAGTTAAGGGGGCTTTCGCCCCCATCATCAAACTAGTTCATTGCCGCGTCATAGACCATGCTTCAAACTTATAGAGGGAAGATAATGGCCTGTGCGTATTCACCGGCTAAGGATTTACCCCATAAAGCGTCGTGGACCATTCCACGCTGATTTTGGCCAAATAAAGAACCGAAGTACTGACGTACGCTTACGCCGGTATCTGGGTCAACCATATTCGCAGTTGGGAAAGGAATTTCCTCAGGTAGCTTAGGCATTGCTAAATACAGCGCATCACCGCCAACAATCATACCTGCGCGATGCGAAGGCAGTACTTTGCATTGCATGCCGGCAACAATCGCATTGTTGATGTTCTGGTTAGCAGAAGCATTCACTTGCAAAGGAGGGTTAATCGTTACGGTGACGTTAGAACCAGATGCAGCGGCATCGGCAGTAGCCATAAATTGAACTGGCACAGCTGAAACGGCATGGCCGATAAAGGTCAATAACCGCATGTTGTTGTAACCACTAACACCGTCTTGGAACTGGAATCTATCGTAGGCTTTAACAGAAGCAGCATCAGTAGAGGAATGGGTTCCGCTGAAGGTAATAGTCAATACTGCGCCATTAGCATCAACAGTTGTGCTTACTACAGTTAGGGTAGAACCGGATTGCCCTTCAGTACCTGCAGTATGAATAGGTAGCAAGTTGGATTGGTACCAATCACAGTTGCTGAACTTGCCCACTTCCCAGCTATTAGCCAACTCTTTATTACGGTCTAAAGCGAATTGATTTAATCCGCTGTTAGCGATTGCAGGTTCTGCGATATCACTTAAATAGCCGCGTAACATAGTCTTAGCGGAGCCGTAGTTACGGAACATTGCTAGAGCAGTAGCCAATTGATTGAAAGAGTTAATGCTAGTAACGCCATCGCCATAGAAACGGTAAGGAGCGGTTTCGCAAAGTCCGGCAACGTTGGCTTCGACTTTAGCGCTTAGCTCGGCAATAGCCGATTGGCCAAAGCGTTTCATGTAGTCTTCAACATTAAAAATAAACTGCTGAGCGGTAAATGCGTAGGCTACGTTAGCCGATTGATTACAAACCAGGCTCTGTACTCTTTGGTCAGCGCTTTGGAAAGTAGCTACTAAAGAGTTAGTAGTGGTAAAGCGAGGCGGTAAGTCATAAGTAACAGTGTCACCTAAGTTTGCTTCTAGCTTATCGAAATCTTTAAATTTAGTATTAGCTGTAGAAATAAAGCAGTTTAAGTTCTGCAATAGCGCCAAACCCGACATTTGATAGGTTTGGACCGCTTGTAAAGCATTAGTAGTTTGCGTCATGGGACTCATCCTTGTAAGAGAATTCACAAGGCGTCGATCCAGCTAGTGGCTACTTAACCCCTTAAAAAAGGAGCGTTCTTTAAATCTCGTAGCGTCATCTTGCCGGTATCTACGCCGACTGTTGATGACTTAAGACGAGACAATGGCGCGTTCGCTTGAACGTTTTCAGCTTGTGCGCGTTGGTTCTCAGCAATCGATGCCTCTAAACTCTTTAACATCGCTCGCGCTTTGGCGGGTGACTTTTGAGCCATGGCATCAATCATTGCCAGCTTATTTGGATTCTTACTCAGCTCGTACATAACTGCTGGAGTATTTTCCATTTCAGCTGCTAAGAAAACCACTTGAGGAAAAGAGGCTGGCTCGAAGTCCGCCATTATTTCTTTAAAATCATCAAAGAGCTCTGGCCCTTTACCCATCTTTAAGAAATATTGGTTGGCGATATTCTCCATGGCCTGTTTATGCTCTTGCTGCTGCGCTTCTTCTTGCTGCTGCTGCGCTTGCTGCACAATCCGATCGTAGACTTTCTGCTCTAAAGCTTTCTCGTCTACTTGCGCCATGCCGCCCATATTCTGAGCTGCTGGAGCAGATTGTTGCTGCATTTGCTGCATCTGTTGCTCGAATTCACGCCGTAGCTTTTCAGCAACGCCTGACTTTTCCCTTTTCACAATTGCGTCTACATGGCTTTGAGGGATCATCTTTTCCGATGCTACTTCAATGCCTGCTTCCGCTGCTGGTACTTCCATGTCAGTCATAAGCCCACGATTCCCCACGTGACGGTTCACCCAGTGACGAACTGGTATCGCGCATTTTCCCTTGCGCAGGTTTAGCCTAGGATGAGGGCCTAGTCCCTTCTACAGGTAGTTTAGGTGTAGTTACACTTAAACACAAGTCAGGTAGTTTAGGTTTATTTAATGCCGCTTTGCGTTTTGCTGCCATGCAAAAATACGCTTTTTGGCTTGGCACTGCGTAGTCTGTACTTTTAAAGCCGACACGTTCTGCTGCGGATAGTTTCATTCTGTTATCCCTCGGTCTTCGTGATGCATAGCTTGCGCGATACTGATTGCTGACTCTACGGCAGTACGTGCATTTTCAGATTGCAGGCGCTGTTCTTCGAGGTCTGACTTTTTGATACCTTGTTCTACTTTAGACATTAGCTCTAAATAGGCTAGCTCTGCTTTTTGCTCTTCAACTGCAACGCGTGCCGCTTGAATAGAAAGATTCCCTTCGGCTTCTTGCTGGCGCTGTTGAATGCGTGCGGTTTCAATTTGTAACTCGTTCTCTACTTGCTTAGCGGCTACCTCGATCATTGGGTCTTGCTTGCCGGCTTGGGCTTCTTGTTGCTCTTTAAGCTGCTTCATAAACTCTACTGCTTGCTCTTTCAAGCCGTCGATGCCTCTGATATCCATATTGTCGAGAATGGTTTCTAAGCCATCGGTATTAATGAACTGAGCGAATAAGGGGGAGGCTTGCATCATACGAATGATTTGCTCGAGCGCCACTTGCTTTTGCACACTGGTGTTAACGCCGGCTTCAAGTTTTACTTGAAGTGAACGAGGATCGTAGTCGATCTTAATGCTGCCTTCGGCTCTTGGGTGATTGATAATTTGATAATCACGCTTACCGTTGCTCTTACGGATGGGTAGAGAGCGCGGGGTGACGTAATATTTTGGTATTAAGTCGATTATGATTTGAGCCACTCGATTCATACCTTGAATGTAGCCCGTCAGGTAAGGGATGGCTGCAGCGTTAGACTGCATAGCGCCTTGTTGAATCGCAACTCCCGACACTTGTTGAGAATTGGTTCCTAATAGAGAATCGTAAGAACCAAGGATAGTTTGGGTGGTTCTATCGGTACCTAGGAAAGTGTTCTCTACGATAGGGGGGGTAGCAGTACGTTGAATTTCCATTGGAGGCTGGAGTGGTACTGTTGGATCGTCTTTATAGAATG